CGCTACGAAATGCAACGCCGCCCGGTGTGGGACAAGAAGCAATGCCGCCTGGTGCAAGCCAAACGCGCCACACCGCAGCGGGTGCGCTCAAGCACTGAGGATTTGAGCGTCAAGCAGTATTCGGCTTACATCGACAAGGTGATCCAGCACGCCACGGTTGAGTGGAACGTGGTGTTTGACTTCGACCAGCAGGAGCGTGAATCCGTGCGCTGGGTCAAGCCAGTGCGGGCGAAGAAACAAATTGTGGATGCCGAGACTGGCGAAATATTGGAGGCAGCATGAGCCTCAAAAGAACAGGCTTCAAGCGCAAGCTGCCAGCGCCCTATGTCAAAGCTGAACGTGTCGCCCCGGTGTATGCCCGTTTGACCGTGCCAGTGCGCTACCCGGTGTTCACTGATCTGGTGGCCATCCCCAAGGAAGCGCCAGTACGGTCAGAGTCTTACCGCAGGCTGGTCGCCATGCTGCCCTGCGCACATTGCGGCGTGGTGGGCTTCAGTCAGTGTGCGCACGCTGACTTCGGAAAAGGCGCTCACATCAAGTCCAGCGACTTGACTTGCTACCCGGCCTGTGCTGACCGCCCCGGCATTGTTGGGTGCCATTCCATGATCGGTGCCAGTGGGTCCATGTCACGCGACCAGCGCCGCACCCTGGAAGCGCAGTACGCCGCCGACACCCGCGAAATCATTCTGTTGTCTGGCCACTGGCCGGATGACTTGCCACTTTTTGAAACTGAATTGGAGCCAGCATGACCATTACCTCAACCCCTGTAGCCTATGAAATTCACGACGACAAAGAGCTTGTCGCTACTGTCACGATGTTCGATGAAGGCGCAAGCGAAGTCGTCATCAAAGGCGTGAACAACGCAACATCGTGGCAAGAAGTGTCGCGCGCCGTGTTCCTGGCGCTCAAGTCCATGCACCCGGAGGACAAGGCATGAGCAAGCTCTCAATCAAGCTACAACAACGCGGAAAAGACATTCAAGGCCGCATTGATCTTCCGCCAGATTCACTATTCACTCTTGAGTGTCTGGCAATGGTGATAGAGCAACTGGCAAGACAGACAGGCGTGCCAGCGGCTGAGGTTGTCAACGATTTGTTTTGCATTGTCATGGGCCACATTGAGAAAAAGGAACTCGAATGAAAACCGAATCAATCACCCAGCTACTCGAGAGCAGCGAAGTAATCCGCACCGATGACGTGCGCATGATGCTCGATAGCGTGCTGACGCTGATCACACGCGGCACGGACGGCGAACCCGGCGGAGAACCATTTATCGGTCTGGGCATCAATCTGCTGATCGAGTGGCGCGACGCTCTGGAGGTCACGGACACCGGCATGGCGGATGAAGCCATTGCGAACATTGTCAGCGGGAGGATTCAATGACAGACCCCAAAGAACAGCAAGCCGCAAAGATCGCGCAGCTACTCAAGCAAGCCATGGAGGAATTCAACACCCCCATGTTTCACGAACAAATGCGCTTTTTGGCGCTGCACCGCATGGCGAAGTATCAGGCGCATATCAAAGTTGGCTTCACGCCTGAACAAAGTCTGGAGCTCTGCAAGTGACGCTCGAAACATGGCAATGGCGTGATCCGATGCTTGTCCTGATGCAAAAGCAGGAAGCCGCCGCCAAGCGCAAGGCCAAGTGTGGCAAGTGCACCCACTACCAGACGCTTGTCATCGCGTTTGAGGTGCACCACGGCTGCGAACTGAAGCGGCGCAACTGGCAGGCGTGTACTTATTTTCAACAACAGGGAAGCAAATGACCGAAGCACCTATTGACGAATGCCCACCACATGAATTCATAACAGTGAAATTCTTGGAAAAACGAGAACCGTATAAGTTTTGTAAAAAGTGCGGAATTACGGCGGTAAAAATACCGGAAAACACGAAGTTCAGCATTTTCCAGAATGGCGAATGGGTTGAGATTCAACGCACAAAGGATGCCGAATGACCTGCTCCACCGAAGAAAAGTATCTCATTGCCATCGACACCAACAACCTAAAGGTTGAAGCCGACGTGCACGGCGCGGGTGACGTACTGATAGCGTCTGGTTGGTCAGATTCGCGCATCGGCGGCGCACTGCTACGGCTGCACACCAAAGCCACGCGGGGAGGGCTGTATAAGGTGCACTATCAGGTAACGCTCAAGGCTGAGAGCATGGGCGTGGATAGGCCGGACGCGGTGGCTAGTGCGGTGATTCGTTGGTGGCTGGATCGACTCTGTAAAACCTGTTTCGGACGCAAGTTCGACGCGATACCGGGCACACCTTCGCTGTCGGCTATTGAGTGCCCAAAGTGCCACGGGACGGGGGTAACGCCCATCCCGTTTGGCGATGTTGGGCAAAACATGGTTGCATGGCTGGATAAGTGCAAACATGCTCACGTTGGCATCATCAAGCGCAGGCTACGCGACGACGATTGAAAATAAATGTAGATTGTTCTTGCGTTCTATGATTGTTGTGCTTTATAATTCATTCACACCAATCAAACAGTAGAAAGCACAAAATGACTACAGCAACCAAGCAAAACGCAACAGTCGGAACTTCCTTGATTTGCACAGCACACCCAACATGGGGAACATGGGGCATCACAGAAGACAACGGCCAATGGTTGGTTATTCGCGGAGATCGCGGATCAAAGGTTCTGCATTACGATGAACTGCATTTTTGGAGCATTGCTTAATCAACCGCTCTTCGGGGCTTTGGAGAATTAACATGACAACCGAAAAGCAACTGACTGAATCTCAAGAGGAATCGCTGGATTCTGTTTGTGTCCCAACGCTCCCACTGCACATTGAGCACAAGCCGGAAGACTACCGGCAATGTCGCTGGCATGTTGTGGATGCTATCGGAGGAATTGTTGAATGCTTCCAATCAGAAGAAAAGGCGGCTTCCGCAATGGCGCGAGTTACAACCTATTACTCATGAAAGGAGGTAAACGCGACGGCGCAGGCAGGCCCCCAGCGCCACCAAGCGCAGTTATCCGCATCAGGCTACCGCTACCCACTCACGCGAAAGTAATCGCGCTAGGTGGTGACATATGGGTGAAGCGGTTAATCAATGAAGCAATAGAGCAAACAAGGGGTAAATCATGAAGACACTGAAGATGTTGCAGGTAGTGGGCGTGCTGATGCTTGGCATTGGCATAGGTGTAGGCTTTCAAGAGGGCGGTAGCTTTACGATGGCAACGCTCGGACTGATGCTGTTCGCTGGGGCTAAGGTTACGCAATGGGTGAAGTCGCCTAAGGATTGACACGCTATCAAACATTGATACAATCACCGCACGCGAAAAGCTGACAAAAGCTCCGCAGCTCACATAAAGAGCACCCATGCATCAAGCAGGATGCATAACGGCGATGGATAGCCGCCTCTACAGCGCAGGGTACGCAGCACACAGAGTGCCGCACACCGTTGGACTGGCAACCCATTAACAGCATCAATTAGCCATAAACCACTCGCTCCCCGAAGCCACCCAGCACAAACGCTCGGTGGCTTTTCTATTTTCCCGTCATCTCTGCGAACACGACGCAGCCAGCACCGGGCAAAGCTGCTGGGAAACTCTAACGTAAGCGCCAACGTTTTATTGTGGTGGGCGATAACAGCAGATGGCCAGCCGAAAGGTAATACGCTTATGGTCACCGATAGGCTTAGAGGTAGAGCACTACAAACACTGCGCAAGAGACTGTTATCTGAAAACCCGCTATGTGTTGCTTGTGCAAGCAAGGGCAGAGTATCCATAGCAACGCAGCTAGACCACATACACGCCATTGTCAAAGGTGGCGACTCAAGGCCAGATGACGATGGGTATCAAGGGCTGTGTGATGACTGCCACGCATCTAAGACACGAACCGATATTGGTCTGAAGCAGAGAGCGCAGTTCGACCAGCGAGCGCGTGTGGTGTGGTAGGGGGGGTCGAAAGTCTAGGCCGGAAGGTCTGGAAACCGACAGGTAAGTCTTTCTTTGCTAAATGTGGACAAAAAAGGTGCTTAATAAATAAGCAAAACATAGAAAATGGCAACACGCGGCAGGAAATCGGCAGCTTCAATGCAAGTTGCTGGGATAGCCGCGTCCATTGGGCGGGTTCAGCGATTACAAGCACCATTACACGCCAGCGAAGCAGAGCAAGCAGTCTGGCGTGAGGTTGTGAACGACCAGCCAGCAGGCGCATTCACGGCAACTCACGCGCCACTGCTTGAACTGTATTGCAGACACATCGTTCACGCAAGGATTTTGGCTGACGAACTGGCAAATTTTGACCGTGCTTGGATGGCTGACGATGATGGCCTTAAGCGTTATGACAAGCTGCTTGGCATGTCTGAGCGAGAAAGCCGTGCAGCATCAAGCCTTGCAACGCGACTTCGTATTACTCGTCAGGCAGTCGAACACCCGCTTACTGTTGGCAGAACCGCAGCAGCACAATCCAAGGGCCGCAAGCCGTGGGAATTGGCGATTGAAGCGTGAAGCAAACAAGAGGCGAGCGCAACATTGAATGGATTCAGCAGTATTGCAGAATCCCCGAGGGCAAGTTTGTCGGCAAGCCAGTCAAGCTAACCAAGCACCAGCGAGTCTGGATTAAACGAATTTACGACAGCCCGACGCGCTTGTTCATTCTGAGCATGGCCCGCAAGAATGCCAAAACTGCGCTGGCTGCGTTCTTGTTGTTACTGCACTTGGCTGGCCCTGAAGCGAAGCCAAACAGCCAGCTTTACAGCGCAGCCCAATCACGTGATCAGGCCGCTATTTTGTTCAGTCTGGCTGCAAAGATGGTGCGAATGTCTCCTGATTTGGGGCAGGTTGTCGCGGTAAAAGACACTGCAAAGCAGTTGGTGTGCGCCGACCTGGGGACGGTTTACAAAGCCTTGAGTGCTGACGCCAGCACCAGTTACGGTTTGAGCCCGTGCTTTGTGATTCACGACGAACTAGGGCAGGTTAAAGGCCCACGGTTTGAGCTTTATGAGGCACTGGAAACAGCCAGCGCAGCGCAGGAAAGTCCGCTATCCATCGTGATCAGCACACAAGCGCCGACAGATTCCGATTTGTTGTCGCTGCTGATTGACGACGCCCTGACCGGGGCTGATCCTGCCAACAAAGTCGAGTTATGCACGGCAAGTATTGATCTGGACCCGTTTGGCGAAGAAGCCATCAGGCAGGCTAACCCGCACTTTGATGACTTTATGAACAAGTCCGAAGTGTTCCGGCAAGCGCAGGATGCCAAACGCCTACCAAGCCGTGAAGCCGCCTATCGGAACCTGATCCTGAATCAGCGAGTTGAGGCGCGAAACCCGTTTGTGGCTCGCGCTATCTGGCTGGAAAACGGCGAACAACCCGATGAACTGGACGGCCAGACGGTTTACGGCGGGCTTGACTTGTCTAGCGTGTCGGACTTGACCGCTTTGGTTTTGGTGACAGATAGCGGTGATGTGCATTCAACCTTTTGGCTTCCTGAAGATGGCTTGGAAGAAAAGAGCAGAACTGACCGCGTTCCTTACGACATCTGGCGCAATGAGGGAATGCTTGAAACAACGCCAGGACGTGCGATTGAATACGAGTTCATTGCGGAGTACCTACGGGCGCTGTTTGACCGCTGCGACGTGGCTGCAATCGCCTTTGACCGCTACAACATGCGCTTCCTGAAGCCTTGGTTAGAGCGTGTCGGCTTCACCGAAGAAGAACTGGAAAAGTTCAAAGAATTTGGTCAGGGATTTGTCAGTATGTCTCCCGCCATTCGGGAGCTTGAAGCAAAGCTACTGGCAAAGAAGTTGCGACACGGCAATCACAAAGTGCTTGAAATGTGCGCAGCCAATGCGCAAACAGTCAGCGACCCGGCAGGAAATCGAAAATTCACAAAGCAAAAGACTACAGGCCGCATCGACGGCATGGTGGCGCTGGCTATGGCTGTTGGCGTGATGCCAATGGAAGCTGTAGAAGAAACATCTTTTTGGGACACTGAAACTTGAAATTCCTTGACCGACTATTCGGGCGCAAAGCGACCCAGCTTACCTATGATCAGGTGGCAAACCTGATTGATGGCGTAAGCGGGGGAACTGTCGCCGGGGTATCTGTCACTGAAAAAACAGCGCTTCAGGTATCGACCGTGCTGGCGTGCGTCAAGGCAATTGCGGACGGCTGCGCAACACCCGACCTGCATGTTTACCGAGAGTTGCCAGACGGCACGCGCCAAAAGGCGACCAACATCCCGGAATATCGCCTGTTGTCACGCCGCCCGAATGAGTTTCAAACCAGCTTCGAATGGCGTCGTCAGATGACCATGCACGCCGCACTGACAGGCGCTGGCTTGTCCGTCAAGGTGCGAGGCCTGAATGGCCGCGTAAAAGAGCTGATTCCGGTTATGCCGGGGCAATGGTCAATCCAGCGTAACAGCCGCTACAACATCGTCTATCGCTGTACAGATCAGTTCGGCGTCATTGGCGAATTCGGCCCGGATGACGTGTTCCTGTTGAACAATTTGCAATGGGATTTTGTAGGTAATTTGAACGCTGTCACGCTCGCCCGCAGTGCGATTGGGTTGGCAATGGCTACCGAGCGCAGCCAATCGGCCATGCACGCCAATGGATTGCGCCCAAGCGGAACGTACAGCGTAGACGGCAACCTGACCGCAGAGCAACACGGGCGATTAACTGCCATGCTCAAAGCCAAATCAGGCCCGGACAACGCCGGTATTCCCATGATTCTTGACCGTGCGGCCAAATGGTTCAACACGTCGATTACAGGCGTAGATGCCCAGCACGTCGAAACCCGCCGCCTGCAAGTTGAGGAAATCTGCCGCGTCTATGGCGTTTTCCCCATCATGATCGGCCACAGCGACAAGGCCAGCACCTTTGCCAGCAGCGAAGCCTTTTTCTCTGCCCACGTCAAACACACGCTGGCACCGTGGCACAAAGCCTGGACACAGCGCATCGATGAAATGCTGCTGGACGGCAGCGGCCCGCTGTTCGGTGAATTTGACGTTCGTTACATGACGGCTGGTTCAATGGCTGACCGGGCGCAATGGGCGCGCACGATGGTGGAGATGGGCATTTACACACGCAACGAAATCCGCGACAACGAAGGTTTAGACCCGCTTGAAGGACTCGACGACCCACTCACGCCACTCAATATGACACAGGGCAACGCCCAAGGAGGCCAAGATGCCGAAACCACGACAGATTGAGCGCAAAAGCGCCGACGCAGGGCGCGAGATTCGCTCCTACGCGCTGCAAATCAAAGCTACTGGCGACGATGGCACGGTGGAAGGGTATGGCTCAGTCTTTGACGTGATTGACAGCTACGCGGACATTATTTCAAAAGGCGCGTTCGTAAAGTCCATTGATAGTCACAAGGCCGCAGGCACCATGCCCGCGATGCTCTGGCAGCATGACTCCAGCGTGCCAATCGGCGTATGGACTGAAATGTCCGAAGACAAAAACGGGCTGGTGCTGCGCGGCAAACTGGCGATGGACACCGTGAAGGGCAAAGAAGCCCATGCCCTGCTGAAGATGGGCGCATTGAATGGCCTGTCCATTGGCTTCATGTCGAAGCAATGGGCTTACGACCAAGAAACAGATATCCGAACCCTGACGGAAATTGACCTTTGGGAATGCAGCATCGTCACATTCCCAGCCAACGCAAAAGCGCGTGTGACCAACGTCAAATCCACTGACGAAATCACCACGCTCAAAGATGCCGAGAGAGTCCTGAGAGATTCTGGATTCTCCAAGCAAGACGCACTGGCTTTTGTCAGCCGCGTCAAAACCCTATCGAGTCGGAGTGATTCTGACGACATGGGGGAGCTGAAATCAGCCCTTATCAAGCTGAAGTCAACCATCTCCTGACAGTATCACTCCAACCCGCAACCGCCCACTGAGGCGGTTTTTTTACGCCCAAAGAAAGGCAAAACACTATGACGACCGAGATTAAAGACCTGGTAACAGGCATCCAAACCGCGTTTGAGGAATATAAAAAGACCAACGACGCCCGCATCGAAGCCGTGAAAGCTGGCAAAGGCACCGCAGACTTTGACGCCAAGCTTGCCAAGATGGATGAAGCCATTGACAGCCTCAAGGCCACGCAAGACAAGCTGGAAACCAAGCTGTCCCGCCCGGGTGCTTACGACAAGCAAGACGGCGAAAGCAAGGAAGCCGCAGAGTACAAAACAGCGTTTGTGAATTGGGTTCGCGCACCCTCTGACCAAGAGCGTCAACAGCGCGCATTCCAAGCACAGAAGGCGCTGGAGGCCAAATCGACTCAAGTCGTCACCTCTACCGGCTCTGCTGGTGGCTTTGCGCTGCCTGAAATCGTTGAGCGCCAAATCGCCCGCCTGGGTATCGAGTTGTCGCCCATCCGCCAAATCGCCACCGTTCGCACAGTCGGCTCGCCTGACTACAAAGAACTGTTCGATATCGGCGGCGCTGGTTTTGAGTGGATCGGTGAAACCGACACCCGATCACAGACCAACACGCCTGATCTGGCTGAAGTCGCTCCCACCTTCGGCATGGCATCCGCCAAGCCCCAGGCCACGGAGGAATCGCTGGACGACCTGTTCTTCAACGTCGAAGACTGGCTGGTCACATCTGCTGCTGAAGCCATCTATGCCGGTGAAGGCGCTGCGTTTGTGTCGGGTAACGGCACCAAGAAACCCACAGGTTTACTGGCTGGCCCGACACCCGTAACCACTGCCGATTCCAGCCGCGCATTTGGCACACTGCAATACATCGCGTCCGGTCAAGCTGCTGCACTGCCCACCAGTGCCGACATCTTCCTTGACATGGTGTACAGCTTGCGCGCTCGCTATCGCAGCAATGCGCAATGGGTGACAAGCAAGGCGGTTATGGCTGCAATGCGCAAGTACAAAGACACAACCAATCAGTACCTGTGGCAGCCCGCCCTGACTGCTGGCCAGCCTGCATCGTTCCTTGGTTACGGCATCACTGAGTGCGAAGACATGCCAGCCGTGGGCGCGGGCGCGTTCTCTGTCGCTTTTGGCGACTTCAAAGAAGGTTATCTGATCTGTGACCGCGTTGGAATGCGCATGACCCGCGACGAAATCACGACACCCGGCGTGGTTAAGTTCTACATCCGCAAACGTGTTGGCGGCAAGCTCCGCAATACCCAAGCAATTCGGTTGTTGAAGATCAGCGCCACCTAATCAATCAGCCCCAGCCATGGGGCTTTTTCAATTCCATTTATGAAACTCACCATTCTCCAAGACTTCGCGTACTGGCACGCTGGCGTCAATCGTGTTGACTACGCAGCGGGCACCGAAGTTGACGCAACCGACGACGAAATGATTGAAGTCGCGCTGGCTGAAAAGTGGGCAACAGATGGTATTGAAAAAGCCAACAAACCACCGCGCAACAAAGCCATCAAGGCCGCGCCGGAAACACCCACCGAAGCTACCGGCGACACCGCAACCGGCGACGGCACGGCCGAGCCATTGCAGGAAGTCGAAGC